ATGTATCGCAGCAAGAGGCATTCGTTGAGGCTATTCCTCACGTTTAATTAAACCATAAGGCTCCTTCTTAACCGAGGGAGCTATTTTATTCCAACAAGAAAGGATAGTGGCACATGGGTACTAACATGGCTCCATTCGACCCATTTCAAGGGGAACTGGTCAGATCAAATGTTCCGGGTAATCATCTTGCCTTGTTATGGAGAGTTGATTATCAAATATCGCCGGTCGCCGCAAATAGTACTGGTGTTTTGGCAAACACAGCACTCACGGCTTTAGCTCAAGTAATTACAACTGGTCTTACAAATCCTATTTATCCGCGAAATGCCGTCATTAAAGGAAACGTTTCTGGCATTACCGGAAACGTTGTCGTTAAGGGCACTGACTTTGTTGGTGCGGTTATAACTGAAACGATTGCATTAAACGGGACTGCAGTTGTCGCCGGGGCCAAAGCATTTGCAACAGTCACAGAAGTTGATCTACCGGTTCAGGTCCATGTAGGAGTTGCACAAGTAGCAACGGCAACCCTCGTAGGCACTTGTACTGGATCGGGTAATGCTTCTGTAGTCGTAACCGCTGCCGGAATGGCTGGCTCACCTAAGACATATGGCGTTGCCGTATTAAATAGCGATACTCCAACAATTATCGCTGGCAAAGTAGCTGCCGTATTAGCTGCCGATCCTGTATTAACCGCTATGTATACTGTTGCCAATCCATCAGGCGCAGCAACAACCGTAGTCCTTACTTCCGTTGCCCCTCAATCTAATGATTCGACATTAAATATAGCTACCGCGACAGGTACGGCCACAGGTATTACCACGGAAGCCAGTTCCGCTGCCACAACTGCGGGCGTACCTTACGACCTCGTAAGTGTGGGGGTAGGATCAGTCCTTGGATTGCCCTATACCCTTGCGAAAAACATGGTAGCCAAGGCATATAACAATAATGTACTCGAATCCACACCTCCAACGGTTACCTTTGATGCCGTTAACATCTCGGGCAATACCGTTACGTTAGCAACTTCCCTAGCTGGAAATGTGGTGGATATACTCTTAGACGTTCCAGGCTGATAAGGAGGGTTCCTTATGGCGTCCCAAACCTTAAACTGTACAACTCACAGGGGCGAGCTAATGAACGCAACAAGCGTAGCACTCGCCTCGCCAAACGGCTCCTATGGCATCATTAACTTGACCACAGGGGCCGTTGCCGTACCTGCTAATACGCCAGTCGCTAATTATGTGGCTGGCGTATACCAATACGATGTATCGGCCTTAACAACGGGCATCCGGTACCAAATATCGTGGCAGATAACTCATAATGGCACGATTCAATACGCCACAAACATATTCACTGTTGGCACAGCTATACAACTCAACGATGTTAAGCCATATCTTCGAATTGATCCATCAAACACCATGTTCGATGGTGAAGCGCAGGACCTTATCGATGCTGCTCAAGTGGATTTGGTTAAAGCGGGGGTCGATCAAAATGTACTAGACAGTGGTGACCCCTTAGTCAGGCGAGCTATCTCAACTTACTGTAAGGCTAATTTTGGTTATGATCCGGACAATCAACCCTTTATGGCTGAGGCTTACAGCAAAATGAAGATGGCTCTCATGAACATTACTGACTATCAACCCTTGACGGTAGAACTGAGGCATCGCAATGCATTATGACAGAATTAATTCCATTACCTTGCAAAATAGGGTAAGCACACAGGGGCCATTAGGTACAAGAGATGAAGAGTACGTCGACGTGGCTACATTCAATTACGTAGCCTATGTACCAAATACGGGCAGGCAGTACATGGGCGCATCGAGTATTCACAGTGAAACGGACTGTGAATTCCAATTGTATTATAGCCCGATACCTAAGTCTGGTATGTACGTGTTGTTTAATGGAGATAGGTATTTTATCCAAGGGGAACCTCTTGATGTTGGCGGTTTGCATAGGGAAACGAGAATCCTGTGTAAGCTGGAAAAGTAGGTGAAACTAGTAAATGGCCTACACTAATACCTATTACGCTCCCGGTACTGGATCAAGCCAAGTTAGTATCGAG